TAATAATATGGATGAATTAATAGAAGATATATTAGATATCTTTGGAAAACTTAAAATGTTTAAAGTTGATTATAAAATCTCATTACAATCTAAACATAACACTATACATTTAAGTAGTAGACAAACTGCATCTTTTAATCAAGTAAAAGAGGAACAAATTAAGAAGATGATTAACGGTCTTTTAGAATTACCAGGACAAAATCCAGAGTTATGGGTTAACGGATTAAAACAAATTGAGATTTTCATTTACAATAAAGAAACGGTTCAAGTCGGAGATTTAGACTAATAAAAAAACCCACTAAAAAGTGGGTTTAATTTTTTACAAAAAAATCTAATTATTTCTTTTCAGAAGGTTTAGCTTTTTTCACAGCTGGTTTAGCAGAAGGTTTAGCAACTGTTTTTGTAGCTGGTTTAACTTGCTTCACAACAGGCTTAGCAACTGGTTTTTCAGTCCTAACATCAGTCTTTGCTTTAGACTTAATATCTTTAGCAGTAACTTTTTTCTCTTCTTTCTTCTCAGCAGCTATTTCAGCTAATCTGTTTTCAATTACTTTAGTTGGTTCTTCAACTTTAGCTTTCTCAACCTTAGGTGATTCAACTTTAGGAGATTCAGTTTTTTCAACTATAACTGGCTTTTCAGCTATAATAATAGCTTCTTCTTTATTCCCAAATAGATTTTTAAAGAATGATAATATACTCATAATTTAGTTTATTTTTTATTATATATCTATTTTTTTACCGCCCCTCTATAAAAAACCTCAAAAATTCCACAAATTTAAACACTTAGTATTATTTTATATATAACAATGAGATGAAATTTAGATATGATAAAGAAACTGAAGAAATAGTTGTTACGTCAGCAACTAGAATTGAATACCACCAAGTTGGTCTTTGGTTAACTCGTCATGTCAAAGGATATAGATATATGCCGGCATTTAAAATGGGTGTTTGGAATGGACAACAATCATATTTCAAAAATGGTAGAGTAAATCTAGGTCTTTGGAAAGAAGCTATGAGAGGGTGTAAAGAAATTGACGCTTCTTTTGATTTAGAAAATAAAGAAGACTTTCCACTAAACAGAGATGTAACATTAGAAAAGGTTAAAAACTTCTGTAATGAATTCTTTAAGGATCATAAAGTTAAAACTAAAGATGGTCAATGGATTCCATTTACACCATATGATCATCAAGTTGAATCTGCTTATAAGATTCTTAAAAATAGATATTGCATGGCTGAGGTAGCCACATCTGGGGGTAAGTCATTAATCATATCTATAGTAATGTTTTATACATTAAAGAATATGGATTCAGATGCTAAGTTTTTAATCATAGTTCCTTCAATTACTTTAGTTACTCAATTCTATGATAACATAGTAGAATATAATTTCGGTATTAATAACTTAGTTGAGATGAGAGCAAAAAATAGTGAAACTATTTTAAGTAAAACTCACAAACCTTGTGATGTTAGAGTAGAAGAAGTTATGTCTGATAGACCAAGAAAGTTTTCAGGTACACAAAATCCAAATGTTTATATTGGTACTTATCAATCTTTAGAAAAGTGGCCAAAAGAATTCTTTCAACAATTTCATACTGTTGTTACTGATGAGTGTTTACATCCTGATAGTCTAGTTCATATGGCTGATGGTAGTTTCAAAAAAATATCTGAGATTAAAATAGGTGATTGTGTAAAAACAATAAATGAAGTAAACAAAGAAATAGAAAATAAAATGGTTGAATATGTTTATGAAAATTTATCTATTGATAATGATATGTATGAGATTGAAATGGAAGATGGTAGAATTTTAAAAATAACCGGAAATCACAAAGTATATACTAATGATTTTACTTGGAAAAAAGTTGAAGATTTGACAGAAAATGATGAAATATTAGATTTTAATTTTAATATATAATTAAAAAACAGAGACTCATGATACAAAGTCAAAAAGATAGAATATATGATCTTATAAATGAAAATAGATTTTCAATATTTAATAATAAAAATAAAGAGAAGAATTTTTTAAAATTTTTAAATGATAATAATATTATTTTACCAATAAATGAATATTCACTGATGAAAGTTATATCATTTTTAAAAAATGTTAATATTAAATGTGGAATAGAAGGTTGTGAAAATAATAGAGTTTTTGAGGGAATAAGAAATAATAATAGAACAGAATTTGGATTTAAAAAATTCTGTTCAAGTCAGTGTGAACATAGGGGAAGATCAATTAGACAAAGTGGTAAAAATAATACATGTCATAGAATGACAGAAGAAAGCTTTAAGTCAATGTGTATTAAAAACTCAATTATAATGAAGGATAAAATAAAAAATGGAGAATTTACACCAAATATAACAAATAGTTGGAATTATGGAACATCCTATCTAATAAAAAATGGTTTGAAAATAAAATACAGATCATCTTGGGAGGCTTTTTTTCACTTATGTAATGAAAATTTAGAATATGAAAAAGTAAGAATTGAATATGAATATAAAAATGAACTACATTATTATATTGTTGATTTTATTGACACTATTGATAAAAAGTTATATGAAATAAAACCAATATCACAAATCAGTAATCCAATTGTTAAAATAAAAGAAGAGTATTGTTTAAAATGGTGTGTTGAAAATGGATATGAATTTATTTTCATAACAGAAGATTGGTATATTAATAATCTAGGTAAGTCAAAGAATCTTCTAAATGACCAACCAGATGGTGAGAATATTTATAAAAAATTAAAAAAGTTTGATGAAAATTAAAAAAATTAAAAAAATAGAACATTCTGATAATGTTTATAATTTGAGAATAGAAGATAATCACAATTATTTTGTAAATAATCTTTGTGTTAGTAATTGTCATCAAGCCAAAGCAAAAAGTTATTTAAAAATATTAGGACAAACATTTGGACATGCTTATTCAAGATTTGGAGTTTCCGGAACAACACCATCAGAGGAAACTTGTGAAATACTAACCATACAATCTGTATTAGGCCCAAAGATTACAGAGGTTTCCGCAAATGAATTAAAAGAAAAGGGTATCATTACTCCAATGGATATTAAAGTTGTGATAATGAATCATAATGACTCTGAATTTGCTGAAAGAATTAATATAATAAAGAAAAGTGGAAATGGCAAAGACGCGTTTGATTTAGAAAAAGATTACATTCATATATCAGAAAGAAGATTAGATTTCATTAAAAAGATAGTAGATAAGTGTGATTCAAATACTTTATTACTATTTCATACAATTGAATATGGTCAAAGTATATTTAATAAGTTACAGAAAGAATGTCCTGGTAAGGAATTTTATTATATTGATGGTGAGATATCTGGTAAGAAAAGAGAAGTTATTAAAAAAGAAATGGATAAAACCGATGGTAAAACCAAAGTATTATGTGCGAGTTTTGGGACATTGTCTACAGGTGTCTCGATAAATGCCATCTTCAATGTTATATTTGCAGATTCGTTTAAATCAGAGCAAATCATTATTCAATCAATAGGTAGAGCTCTTCGTTTACATGATGATAAAAAGAAAGCTAATATATTTGACTTAGTTGATGTTTTCTCATCCGGTGAAATGTCAAATATATTATACAGACACTTTAAAGAAAGAGAAAAGTTTTATATTAAAAGACAATATCCTTATAAGATAACTAAGATTAATCTTTAGAAATCTGCGTTTATAGAAACAAACTTCTGACCTTCTCCAGCTTTCAGTGTAGGTAGATTAAACTTGAAAGAACTATTTTTGTTAATAGTGGCAGTTTTTAATGAAGCTAACTGAGCCTTAAATGTTGTTTGGTGTTCAGAAGTTAATTTTGTTATAGGTAACTTATTATACCAACTTTGTTGTATACTCATAGTTTTTAATCCAAGTAACTCATATAATCTATTAACCGCACCATTAACATCATCTCCAAAGGTTGCCTTAAAGTCATAAAAGAGAGCTTTTGAATTTGGTGTATAGTTAGTATCACCTAGTCTATAAATATTCTCAATTAACTTTACTATTCTTTGATATTCATCAAATGATTTTTGGTTTGCTGGTGAAACAGGAGTATTATTTGGAGCTGTTGGTGTAGTTGATCCTGGTGTGCTAGAAGAAACTGGCGCACCACTTTGAGAATCTTCTACATCCTTAGATGTTATTAAAGTGTAAGTAAATTTATTACCATATTTAGCCTTGTGTTTATCCAATAATCCAAATATTTGATCTAAATGTGATGGATCTGGTATAACCTGACAACCCTCAGACCAGTTATAAACACCATAAGTATTTTTACCTTGGGCTCTATTAAATGCTTTGTGTATTAACATACCAGCAGCTCCAGAACCTTCTTTACTAAATGTTAACTTATCATCACCATTTGCAGCATCTCTATAAAACTTTTGAACACCGGGTCTTAAACATTTCTCACCATGATACTCACCAATTTGCCAAGAATCAACATACTGAGCAGGCTTCAATATTCCCAATCCACCTCTTTGTTTAATATTTGGTATATCTTTATGTAATATAGAATATTTTCCACCAACCTGAGAGTCTCCTTTACTTCCATATTTACCCGGTAGAGTAGAGATAGGAAACCAAACAGCTTTTGATGCGCCTTCATCATTTTTATAAACAAGATAAATTCTATCTTTGAATTGATTTGAATATGCCTGACCAGGATATTGATATCTAACTCCGACTATATTCATTTGCCAAGGCTTATCATAGACAATATATCCCTTTTTCCTAAGGGCGTTTAGGATACCAGCAGCATCAGCATTTACTTCTTTTGATGCAGGTGGAATATTATCAGCAGTTATAGGTGGACCACCTGGAGTACCTGGTTCAGTGCTAGGTTGATTAACATTACCATTGGTGTCACCAGCAGCAGTAGTTAAAGTGCCTTCAATCGGAGTGGCTGACTTAGGTGTGAAAGTAATAGGTTCTTTCATAACCAACTCATTCTTCTGAACTGTTGATTTCCAAGTATCACCAACTTGACCATCGGTTACTCTATTATCCTGTGTAGGTATAATAGATGAATCTATATAACCATTGTCATTTAAATTAACATTCTTAGAAAGAAATTTAGGATCTTTAAGAGCTTTATACTTTGCAAGAACATCTATAAATGATGAATTAGCAACAACTGGTGCTAATAGATTACCTAAGTAAGGACCATTTAATAAGTTATCCACAAACTCATCAAACCAATTTAAGAAGTTAGTACCTAATATAGCTTGTTGATTCGCATTACCAGAACCAATATTAATAGTACCCATATTATCTTTTAGATTCATATCAATACCACCATCTCTTAAATTTATTTGAGTTATCTTATAATCTAAAACAACACCTTCTTTATCATTAACAAAAAATTGAGTTTTGTGATCAAAGAAAATAGACTTCATTGAAGTATAATCTTTACCATCTAACTTTTGTAACTTTTGTTCTAGATTGATATTATAGTGTTCAGAGTATAAAAATTCAGGTTTGTATATATTACCTTGATCAAAAACAATAGTAACTATTTTACCTTTTTCAGGAACATTAAATCCGTTACCATTTAAGTCTTTCCAAGGATTGGCCCAAGGTATATCTTCTATAGGTATTTCATCAAATATATCCAATACTCTAATTCTAACCCTTCCGAGTTTTTTAGGATCATCATTATCTTCGACTACACCAATATAAGTTTTATTAGCTTCAATTTGAATCATAAAATTATATATTAATAAAAAGTTTCTCTTATAAGAATTTTATAAAGGTCTTTTGCCTTTATTAAATAAATTTGAAATTGATTCACCCACAAAGTTTTCAAAAGAATCTCTAACCAATTTAGATGATAAATATAACTCACCATTAAAGTCACTTTCATATATATTCTTCGGTGGTAACATAGAACTATATCCGGCTTCATTAGCCATAGTATTTAGTGTTTTAGTTAAAAGAGCTGTTCTTTTTGCGATAAACTGATTAGCGG